CACCAGCTTCATCAGTTGAACACTATCACAATGCATTTCCTGGCGGTTACATTGACCATGTACTAAGAGTAACAAGAAACGCACTTGGTATATTTGAACTACAAGAAAAGTGGGGATTAGATATGAAAGGACTTACAAAAGAATCTATCATATTTACATCACTACATCATGACTTAGGTAAACTTGGTTCAGTAGATGAAGACATTTATATAAAGAACGATTCTGAGTGGCATGTGAAAAATCAAGGTAAGATTTACAAAACAAATCCAAACCTTAATTACATGGACCATACACTTAGAACATTCTTTTTA